GATAAGGGGTTGTATGCCTACCTGGCCACTTATGCAAACAGTGTAGGCAATGAGCTTGATGTAAGCGTTAACCGGATGGCTTCTGAGTGTGGGGTAGCACCTTCTACCGTGAAGAGATCCATTGATGTACTAAAGAAGAAAGGAATTATTGACCGGGTGTATAATGGTAAAAACATTTCACTCAAGACAGTTCTTTTAAAATAACAATCTGATCTGGGGAGCCTGTAAGTAATCTAGAATGATCACGACAAGCCAGCGGTGTTCTATACTAGTTCCGGACATCTCCGCTCTAGTTTGACGCTTTATGAAAGCAGTCCCTCAGGTAGATTGTATGTTATATCCTAACCCACGTAACCTATGGAATTTTCTGATAAACTATTGATTGGTGAGCTGATTGGTATGAGTGTTTGTATTGCTACATTTTATTACTCTGTAAAAGATATTAAAATTACAGTAACAAAACACAAGCCAAAAAACAGCAAAGTATAATCTTAATCCTGTTATATGGACAACATAAAAGATGAACCGGTAACTGATCAGACCATTCGGATACAGAGTACAGTATCTCCAACAGATCGTCCTGATTTCTACACATGGTGTAAACTGTTACATGTCTCTATGTTGCACAACAGGTCAGACCATTGGTTAGACTTTGATCTGGATAGAAAAGTTCTCTCCAACCATATATCAACCACTAAAAAGAAATAGCATGTGGCATATCCCGTCAAGCCACACAGAGCGGTTATCATATGCTAGATACAAGAGTGAGGTGGCTGGGACGCTCTTGTATCCCTTTTTATGTAAAACAAACTGTCCCTATTATGTAAAATAGTTGGGACAAAAATGTAAAATCTAAGGGTTTAGTTCGGAGATTCTCCGAATTACTGCCCAGGATTATACATAAAAACAGTAAAGGTTGTAGACGTCATGCGTGATGGCCTCTAACACCTGGCTCTCAGTGCTTAACCATCCTAACATGATCTCTCCACTCTTCCTTATTTAGGAGATTATGCATGGCTAAACCTAGTCTACGTAAAATTGAACAGGAATGGTTAAGAATGGTGTAGAAAATATTTTTAAAAACAAACATATGCCTAGAAAGAAAAAAGAAAATCGGCACGTTCTCCTCAAAGGAGAAGGACCTCATCAGCATGTACTCTATGGAGACTTCACTATTGAAGAAGCTCTTGAGTTCAGCAGCATTGTAGTAACCAAAGATGGTTTGCTCAAACATGAAACTCCATCTGGAGCTTTTGGTGAGCATAACACTTTATCTGTTGGTAAAGGAAACTGGGTCATGGGTAAACAGGTAGAGTATAACCCTTTTGATGAAACCGTCTCAAGAATATGGGATTAAATGGCTAACCCACTGATACACTCAAAATCTTCAGTTAAACGTTGGGGAGGTAAGGTAGAAGACTACCTGCCTCTCCACGAACTGCTGGACAGTCCTAAGGTAACCATGAACAACAATACAGCTCGTATGCTGACACATAATGTATGGTTCTGTTACCAGATTATACCTAAAATATTTGGGTATAATATTACCAACTCAGACGGTAAGTCTGTAGATACAGTTGACATAGCCATGTTACATGTGGCTGAAGATTTCAGGATGAAGTTTGTTCCCACTGCCCAGGATTACCTGAAGCATATGGAACTGCAGCCCTGGATGAATAACGGGGTAAAGGATATCAACAACCCTGAGGCAACTAAACTAGTAGAAGAGTTACACGAAAAACTAGAAATGTATGAGTAATGAAAAAGAACTAGATGCAGTAAAGCTTTGGAAAGAACACAAAGTAGATTCTGCTACTTTTGAATTTAGCTGTGGTGGTGACAGCATGAATGAGACCACCCTTTTTCTGTATGATAATAAAGGAGTAGAGATCAAAAAAGATACCGGTGAACTGAACCGGTTACTGGAAGATTTGGTATATGATAATGTTGAGTTCTATGAAGCCAGTGATGGTCACTACCAGGGAGAAGTTGGTACAGTAGAGATTACCCTGGATGATGATGATGAGACCCTCAGTTTCTCTAAAAATTCCACATCTGAGTATAGTGAATCTTTTACTGAAGAAGGATACTTTGAGCTTACTAAAGAAGAAGCTGTGTTCTTAAAAGAATATGCTTCCAGCATCTTTTATGATGACTTTGGTGGCAAAGGTGAGATCCGGTATAAGAAAGATCTTGTAATGACAAAGGAGCGTTCTGAACTTATAGAAAAGTTCCTGGAAAACCTTCATGAGTTTGCGGAAGATCTTGAGATAGAAGAAGCTACCGGTGAACCACAGGAGTATCTTCAATACTACACGGGGAATGACATTGCAGAAGACGACAGTGTCCAGATCACCAAAGAGAACAAGCTCGTCATTACTGTAGCAAGACAATATACCGTTTACTCAGATTCTGATTTAATATGAACATTGTAATAGACAACCAGTCTTTTCCGTATGACATTGGTGTACGGCTTACTAAGCTTAAATACGACCAGTGTCCTTTTGAGGAACTCTCAGACATTTGGGATGAGATTGTTCCTTTTACATTCCAGGATATCCATAACCTGACCAACATTGAACAACGCAGGGTAGCTATTAAGATCCTTGGTTTAGAAAGAATAGCAGAACAGGTTCATCCTGTTTTGGTAGACAAGCAGACCATTGACAAGACTACCAGCTGGATCAATAAGGACGGCAAAGAGGAAACAATCAGTTTTCAGGATACCTATGAACTTTATGAAGTCAATGCCGGTGATCTTTTCAGGGGATCTACAGATAGCCGTGGATGGAACCGTTTACTTGACCGTAAAGTTCACTATGTAAAGTTCAAGGATACCTCTACAGACCGGGAGTATATGATCTGGGTTGATCTCAGGTCAGTATTTAATACCAACCACCCGGATACTCCAGTATGGGGTATTCCTGATAATGTTCAGATAAATGCTATAGAAGCTATAGCCTGGACTGTTCAAACTAATGTTCCAGCAGGTAACATTGATAAGATCATCCGTCAGGGTGATTGTATCCTGATCAAACCTAAGACCAGGTTTAAAGGTGAAAGTACAACCAGACATCTCACAGAGGCTGAGTACCGTAACTTTCTGGTAGCTGAGAGTTAATAGTACTAAAGATAAAGCGGGTAAAACGTGCAGTAGCCGCAGGGATCCTAGGTCCCACTGCACTCCATAGTCAGGTGGCGAAATGGTAGACGCTATGCTCATTGGAGCAAAGTTCTTTAAGATGCTTGACGCTTGAAATAAGTTGACGAACTGAAATACACAGCGTATGTAGTAGTGAACATTACAGGTTCAAGTCCTGTCCTGACTACACGGTCCGTCTAATCAACGGATAGTTTAATCCTGAACGATGAGAAATGGTGTGATAACCATATGGGTCAGTTCACCCTAAGTGGAGCGATAAAGGGTACGGTTGACTGCCGTTAGATTGTATCTAAAAAAGTTTATTCCTAACCCAGAAATGGGGACAGCCGTAACACCTGCAAGTTGGATAAATTAGGGTGTTATTTTTAGTCAGGTGGCAGAAAGTAATGCAGGTTACAGTACTCCACAGAGCAACACGGTCATGAACGTGGGAAGCCTAAGGCAAGCCAGCTCGTCTGAAAGTGGTAAGGGTTCAAGCCCCTTCCTGACTACTTAAAATAAATATATGAATAGATACCACTTAGAAATTATACATGCCGAACAAATTAGTAAACGGCAAGTAGATGCTGAAGGATTTGAAATTACAACTGGAGTATATGTTTTTTTTAAATTAAACAAAAGAGGAGAAAGGATATATGAAGCTTGTTATCCAATAGATAGGACTATAGTCCAAAAAATAGAATGGAATGTTGTAAAGTAGGATAGCAATCCCTTCCTGACTACTCATATCAATCTAGTAAGGATAAACCTGATCTAAAACCTATGACACCAAAAGAAAAAGCAGAAGACTTATTTAGTACGTATAGATATACATTATCAATACCTAATGCACCATTGGGTAAGCATAAAGATGAAGTAGCAAAGAACTGTGCATTAATAGCAGTAAACCAGATACTTGAGTTTATGAGAATAGATGATGAGTATACTCAAACAGCATCTAATGCAAATTCAAAATGGGTAAGTTATTGGTTGGAAGTAGCACGAGAAATAGAAAAGTTATGAAACAGACAGCAGTAGAATGGTATACAGAACAATTAAGGCAACTTGCATTTAACCAAAAAACTCACTTAGGTATGGGTGATATAAGAGTAACACAAGGATTATTAGATGAGCTACTTGAACAAGCCAAAGCAATGGAGAAAGAGCAGATAATAGAGGCTTTTGATACAGCCTGTGAGGATACTGATAGAATTGGAAAAGAGTATTACGACCAAACCTATAAAAAGAATGAATGACAGAACTAAAACAGTCATGATGGTATTTGGGCTCTGTCATCAGCTTAAAAACTGGATAGACCATGCCCGCAGCTTTGGTCATATGAAACATAAGTTCAAGCAGGACTCTGGCATACTCAGCCAGCAGCTTGGCAGTTTCATTACCAACTATGGAGCCCTGGACGATGAAGTATTTGAGCATAGCGTCCTGGTATCTGATGTCTTTGAACGGATTGCCCGTATGGACCAGGAAGATATCAAGAGACTGATGAACCTGATGGACAAGATAGAATCCCAGAAATCCTATACTAAGATAAACCACGTATCATGAGAACTGACCTTGACCAACTCATTGAGTTTATAGAAAGACATCCGCCTCTCTCAGATGATGAGACCAGGATCTTATACAAAGCACACTTGCTTAACCATTATAAAAAGATGGAAGACAAGATGTACCCATACAAGCTGATTACTCCATCTGATGAGTATTATGCTGATTCTACCTGGGGTCTGATCAAGACCATTATAAGTTGTTCTTTTAAAAATCTTTTCAGGAAAAAGCTGTGAAGAAAAAAGAGCCAGAGATAGAAGCTAAAGTAGTAAAGAAGGTCTACTTCAAAACCTTCACATTAACTATTCTGCAGGCAGGAGCATCTCAGATCTTTCAGATCGGCCCTGCCAGGAAAGAAGAACCTAAATCATAAATATGAAAATACCAAAGTGGAATACCGGTACAGCTGTGTTCATTATGACCGTGCTGATCTGGGTAAGTTTAATCATTATAAGCTACATGAGCAAGTGATATGAAGATAGATGAATGCTTGGACGAGATAGCTCACGTCCGTAGTACGGATACTTTTTATAAAGTAAACGTCATAAACAACCGGTACCCAAAAAGACAGGCCGGATATAAAAACTTCTATGTAAAAGTCAAGATCATGAAGACTCCCTTGGCTAGTATAGATGTAACCATCCCTTTGGGTAATGACAAAGAAGTCTGGCAGGAATATAAAACCCTGGACCCAGATCAGCTACATGAGCTGGTCAGGGATGAAGTAGAGAAAAGAACTAAAAGTATCATCACCCGTCTTCTAACAATCAGATGAGAAGAGAAGAAAAGAAAGAACAGGCTACTAAAGACCTGATCAACAAGATGTTTGAGATAGCCGGTCATAATCTGACCTTTGATGATATCAAGACTATTGACCGTGAAGACAATCCCTGGTATATGCAGTACAGCATGACCGAGGAACAGAACAAAGCTTGGAGAGACTGGGGGGTTCAGTATCTCAGAGAAAAGTTAAAAACTAAAAAAGCACTGGCTATCAGAGATATGGCATTCTTTGACCTGGTGTATGGTTTAACCATTAAAAAAGAAAATCATGAGTAGTTTTAATGTTGAGGAAGCTAAAAAAGAATACCTGGATAATATTAGAAGATATATGACTGATACAGGCTCTGTGTTTCCTCATATCTCTGTATTTGGTATGGACAAGACAAACCAGAAAAAGTCTATTATCCACATACCTATACCTCCGGAATATGTTAGCTCCAGTGGTAAAAAAGATGAATTTCTGGATGATATCTTTCCATTAATAGTTAAAGAAATTAATACCCGCTTTACAGCAGAAGCTGTAGGTTGGGCAGCAGAAGCCTGGATGACTGTACTTGATAAGTCTGATAAACCTAAAGATGAACGTAAAGAAGTTTTATTTATACTGATCAGTTCAGAAAATGCAGACTCTGTATTTGTTTATGATATCAATCGTACTGGTAAGCAAGTAAACTCTGACGGAGATCTTACAGATATCGTAGAGCTTACTGAGAATACACAGTTTGATACTTCCAAACAAAACCCTATGGCTGGACGGTTTGCCGGTTTGTACAAAAGATTTAAAGAATCTTAGGTAAAACTTTAGGGCGGTGTCTGATCTTAGCATAATGATCCAGGACCGTCCTGGGTTTACTGTGTCCCATTAGGTAAGCTATGGACAGGATATCCATGTTCTGTTCCACAGCTATGGTACCAAAAGTATGCCTGCAAGCATACAAATCTCTCTCAGGAATGTTTAGCTTCTTAAGTAAGGGCTTTAGTATCCTCTTCTGAAAGTTGACGTTATTAATAGGGTTAGACATTCTGGATCTAAACACGAACTGATTGGGATCTCTTTTTTGACAAAGAGGTTCCAGCAGTTCTTTTAGCTCTGGGGTGATAGGAATGTATCTATCCCCGTTAACAGACTTGGTAGACTTAAGATGGTATTTACCGTTGCTCTTACGGGAGTAGGACTTATCTATAAAGATGTACCCTTCATTAAAGTCTACCTTACTTACTTTCAAACCTGCAGCTTCACCGTTTCTTACACCTGTTAACAGCATAAACTTTACATAGGAATAGTAGTATTTTCTGGTATGAGCGTTGTTATACAAGGCTTGCAGAATCTTATGAATATGCTCGTCTGTATAAGGCTCACGCTTACTGTTTCTTCCTGGTAACTTTCTGTTAGTAAGATCGTCTGTGATGTCATACTTAATCAGCTTCTTTTTTACACACCACTTGCTAAACCTTCTTAGTATAGCAAGCCTGTTGTTGAAAGTAACTGGTCCTAACTTAGGATCAACAAGAAGTTTTTCAGGAATGTCGTAGAGTGTTTTTATGTTCCACCGTTTTATCATGTTATATACGCTGAAAACGTTGTGTGGAACCTCTTTACCATACAGTGACATCCATCTACTGTAAGCATTCAGTGGAGTGATCTGCATAACTGATTGTTTATCAGCTAGATGCAGACCCTGCTTTTTACTCTGTCAAAGTAATGCTCTAAACCAACTGAGCTAACAGTCCAGTCTACATTCTAGCGGATTAAAAGTATGCTATTTTTACATATTCCAAAATCTTAACTGATTGATTATCAATCAAAGTCTAAAAAGAGATTTTACTGTGTAAAACTTACACGTCTTTTTGATCCCACAAATCAGATTATAGAAATTTATTTTATTGTATGTTTGCTCTACAAAATCATTCAAAATATGGCTAACAAAAGATTATCTGCTGCACAGATTCAACAGATGAAGCAGATGGTTCAAAGTGGTGTTTCTCCAGAAGACATATCCCAACATTTTAAGATTGCTATATCTTCTGTTCATAACTACAAGAAACGTTTTAAGAATGAAGGTGTGAATTTTCCAACAGTACGTGGTAAAAGACCTACAGGTTCTGTTGAGACAAATCTTGGAAACAACAATCACAATACAATTAGGCAGTTTGCTAACCAGATCACAGACGGATATAAGTTTATTGTAAACGGAGTATCTGTTCAGATTTCAGCCCAAGCTAAAAAAGTAAGCATAGGAAAAGACAGCATGGAGATAAACTTCTAGTGTCTTTCCATATGAATTATTAACCTACCGGCCAAGTGCCGGTATTTTTTTGACCTTTATTGATCTATGACCAATGTAATAAACTACATCAAAAACCTTATTCCTTTTTACAAGAAAAACGAAGAACTGAAAAAGGAAGTAGAAGAGCTGAAAGAAAAGCTCTCAAATTCCCAGAAAGTCATCAACAAGACTAACGCGTACTGGAAGAAAAAGCTGCACCAGAAAGGTAAGCCTTCCTGATTTTTTCTCTTTATAGCTCTATTATCCACTGTATTTCTTATAGGCTATAGGATAGCGTAGTAAAGCATTATAGCTTTATATGATTAATTCTATACCCTATGATCTACCAACTCCCGAACGGGAAGGTGATTGAAATCAGTTTAGAACAATACATAGAGCTTTCAGACGAAGAGTTAGAGTATCTTATTGCATATAACTACGGAGAAACACTAGAGGATCCATGGTTTGGATCCGTACTTAGCAAGTCAGATTCTGACTCTTCTGACATCACTGAAATACATCCTGATCTTACAGATACATCTGAAAATGACAAGCTAGGAGACCTTGACATAGACACAGAGTACCCGGATCAAGACTGATTTTACCCTAATCCCTAAACCTAGCCCTGGTGAGCAATCACCGGGGCTTTTTTTGTCCATTTTTAAAACACAAAACACTATGAGTAAAGTAGTAGTAACCGCTGATACCAACGGTAATGTAATTGGTATCTCTAAAAACAATCCTGAGTACGGCTATGTTCGTGTAGAACAAAACGTAACCCAGGTAAATGATCGTGGCTGGTTGCGTAACGTAAAACGTTCAGCACTCATCAAAGGTAAAGTAAACGACCTGGTGGAAGCAGGTTTGACTGCAGGAAAAGAACTCAATGGTAAAATCATTGTAGTAGAATCTTTTCAACCTTTCAATCCAGAAAACCCAGACCGTGACCTGAAAATTGCCGGTGATACTGGTATTATATGCCGTGTAGATGACGAACCAATCTACCGTCAGACATTTTACACTACCAATGTAAATGCTGTAGATGAACTGATTATGCATACAAACGCGGAAGAAATCCGTGAAGTACAAGCTGCTCAGAGGTCTATAGAAAGTCTCAAAATCAAAAAGTTGGCTGAACTCTGATTTTCAGCTGACTACAAATTGTAGCCCGGTGTAATGCCGGGCTCTTTTTGTAGATCTCTTGGTTATTTTATAGAACTTATCTAATTTCACAAACCCAATAATTATGTCTAACAAAGAACATAAAACAGTGTCCGCAAGGGCACACGGAATCATCATTTCTTTCAGAGATGTGAACAAACACAAGTTTGTGCCCTACAATGAACATGTCCAAAACAAACAGCTTTACAGTAAACCTGTACAGCCGCAGGTGTTTAACAAGTTCCAAGAAACTATGTATACCCAGGCTATTTATGGTTTGGGAGCTTACTCAGAACAGCAGCTCAGAAAAATGACACCCAAAGAGCGGTTTGAAATCATTAAACGATACTCTAAAGCCCAGGCTGTTATCAAAAGGTTTAAGGATGCCCTTTATGAGAACAGCATGATGAATGTACTTAAACAGGTATTTCATCACTCTGAGCTTATGCAGGAGTTCTGCAGCGTCAAGCCTGAGCCAATCCTTTCTCAAGTAATCAATGAGCAAGCCATAGCCCAGGTCCTGATCCAACATGGCTTGCTTCCCCAAAACTTCTTTAAGCTGGCATGATACAGAAGAAACTAAAAATCTGTGCAGGCTGTAAGCAGGAAAAAGTGATCTGGAAAAGTCATGGCAAGGAAAAATACTGCCGTGACTGCTGGTATCAGATGGAGCCGCCCAAGAAAGCGGCTCCCATCTCTACCAAGATGAAGATCACTATGGATGAGTATGGTAAGAAACGTACTGCTTTTCTGGCCTTACACAGAAACTGCCAGGCTAAACTGGTAGGATGTACTGGTACAGCAACTGAAGTCCATCATAAAGAAGGCAGAGGTAAAAACCATAACAGGATGTCTACCTGGCTGGCTGTATGTAGAAACTGCCACCAATGGATAGAATTACATCCGCAAGAAGCTAAGGAATTAGGATTATCTGATTCAAGATTAAAAACTGAAGAAAATGAGATATGAACAACTACAAAATCTCTATACAGAAGAGATAGAGAATTGGCTGACCCGTTGTGGGTACAGAGCGTCTGAACATATAAAAAACATTATCCGTAGTGTGCTTATGGCAAGAGATGAGGTAAACCCTTATGCCGGTCATTTTGCTCAGGCTATAGTAGATAATGATCTCCGGGGAGCAATCACCCGTGGAGATAATGAATGCTTGGACAATCTTAGAATGATATATGCAGCTTTCTATAACATAGATACCTGGCATATTAAATCAAGATTGAACCAAGAATCTTTAACACTTGAAACTGTAGAAGATGAATAAACGGGAAGAAATCCAACAGGATGCTTTAGCCGTTGCTATACGTAACAAACGTGCCGGATTGGGTATTTCCATGGGGGTTGGTAAAACCCTCATTGGCTTGAGATACCTGGATCATTTCCAGAATCTGAATATGAATAAACTGAACGTCCTGGTGGTAGCACCCAAGCTCAGCATATTTGACAGCTGGAAATCTGATTCTCTCAAGTTTGGGATATCTCTGGATAAAGTAACCTTTACTACTTACCTGTCTTTAAACAAGCATAATCCGGAAGATTATGATCTATTGATCATGGATGAGTGCCATAGTTTACTACCCAACCACCGGGCTTTTCTAGGTATGTTCAACGGTAGAATTTTAGGTTTGACCGGCACGCCACCCAGGTATATTAAGTCAGACAAAGGTCAAGTAGTACAGGAGTACTGTCCTATCTTATACAAGTACATCACAGATGACGCTGTAGAAGATGATATCTTAAATGATTACAGGATTATTGTACACCGGATGCTCTTGTCTGAGAGTGATAGTCTTTTAGTCAAAACCAAAAAAGGCCAGTTTTATACTTCCGAGAAACGGAACTATGATTATTGGACCAAACGTATCCTGAATGCCAGCAGTAAAAAAGAAGAACAGATAGCTTCTGTAATGAGAATGCGTGCTATGATGGACTTTAAAACCAAAGAGATTTATGCTCTTAGTTTACTTATGGACATACAGGAAAAGTGTATTGTTTTCTGTAATACCCAGGATCAAGCTGATAGAATCTGTCCACACTCTTACCATTCAGGTAATGCAAACAGTGAAGACAATCTGAAATGGTTTAAAGAAGGAAAAATCCTGGAACTGTCGTGTGTCTTACAGCTGAATGAAGGTATCAATATACCTGAACTCAGGGCCGGTATCATCCTGCATGCATATGGTAATGAGCGTAAAAGCTCCCAGCGTATAGGCAGGTTACTCAGGCTTAACCCTGATGATACAGCTGTTGTACATATCCTGTGCTATGCAGATACGGTAGACGAACGTTGGGTTCATGAAGCCTTAAAAGACCTGGATCCTGCTAAAATCAAGTATCACAATATAAGCCAAGAAGATGAGTCAGCACTTTACCGGTAAATACATAAAGAAAGACGGCAAACTGGAGTTTATCTCCATGGCCCAGGCTAAACAGTTTGAGCTGTTTGTCTCTAAAGTCCCGGACCGTACAATTGTAGAGGTTTTTTATGAACAGACCCATGATGATGGTACGTTACCTCAACTAGCCAAACTTCATGTGATGATCAAAGAACTCTCTATGCATATTGGAGAGACTGTTGAGAACATGAAGCTTTTGATCAAAGACCGGGCAGGACTATGTATTTCCAGAGAAGTATCTGGTAAGGAGTATTTCTTGGCTAAAAGCTTTGGTGAATGTTCCAGGGAAGAATTATCCCTGGCTATTCAGGCAGCTATAGAGATCGGAGCAGAAGTTAATTATCACCTGGGGTGACCTCTTCAGGACTGTCCTTATCAGGTACTACCTGATCATAGGTCATCCCATTCTTTTCTGCAATCTTCTCAATGTTGCCCAGTAAAACAGTCAATGTAAATACATGTTCCATCCAGTCTTCAGAAAACTTTTGCTCTCCTTTCTTGACCAGCTCATAAAAGCTATCCAACTCTTCCTGAGGAAGGTCAGCTGTAATGAAGATCAAAAGCTGCTGAATGCGTCTGACAAAGTTTGGACCAATATCAATAGGAATGATAGCGTCCTGCTTGAACATTTTTACAATAGGCATAGGGTACTTATTTGTAACAAATTTAGACATCTTTTATGACAGATACTGTAGACCTTGCAGAAATTAAATGCAAACTTATAGAAAAACTCAGCCCAAGTGGCTGGTCCCAGAAGCTCAGGGGTTTTATACAAACCTCTGACTTTGACCAGATCCTAGACAAATTACTGGAGGAACGTAATGCTGGTAAACGGTTTACCCCACCTCTGAAGCATGTCTTCAAAGCTTTTGAGCAGTGTCCGGAAGATAAGCTTAAAGTAGTCCTGGTAGGTCAAGACCCCTACCCTTACTTAAACGTAGCAGATGGTATGGCGTTCAGCTGTTCTATTACCGGTAAACCACAGGCCAGTTTAAGACACATTTTCCAGGCTATAGAAGACACAGTACACCAGGGTTTTCCTACCTATCAGGATCCTAACCTGACCCGATGGGCCAAACAAGGTGTGCTGTTACTTAACACAGCACTGACTTGCCAGATAGATAAAGTGGGTTCCCACTATCATATCTGGAATGAGTTCATCATGTACCTGATGGATACCCTAAATCTGACCCGTACCGGCCTAGTATTTATCCTCATGGGTAAGCAGGCCCAGGAACTGGAGTCCTACATCAGTGACCACCATTATGTACTGAAGTGTGCTCACCCGGCTTCTGCTGCTCACACAGGAGGAGTCTGGGATTGTAATGACGTGTTCAATGAAACAAACAAGATCCTTAGTAACACACTAGGTTCTGTAGAAAAAATCAATTGGTAATATCAAAACCCTATAAACCGTAAGAATATGGCAGTTAAAAAAGTAGACCTCTACGTCACTCAGCTTATTGAGGACCTGAACAATGGCCTGACCTGGAGTAAAAAAGATGACCTGGGTTATGGATCCATAGAAGTAAAATACGGAGCCAATGAAAAGCAGATTGCTGCTATCCGTAAACATCCTTTGCTGAAAGATGCAGAGACCAATATTGTGATCTTTAACATCATTGATGACACAAAGACCACGACTACTACTACTATTAAAACAACAGAACCAGACATCGTACCTATGGCTGATCTGAGAACTAAATCAAGTGTTTCCGAAGAACTGGAAGCATTTGCCAACCTCTAATGAGTGGACTAAGACCTAGTCCAACAGCTAGTGCTACATTATTTCCTGTAGGTACCGTAAAGACAGGAAATAACGGCCAGCTCTGGCAGGTTAAAGCCAATGCGGCAAATGTACAACGGTGGGTACCATATGCTGGTACTGTACATAGTGCTAAGCCTTTGGTACATAACCGTCCTGCCGCACCGGCTATGACCACCCCTGTTCCCAGTAGTCCTATTGTAAGTAACCCTATTATTGACATGTCTAAAATCAAGAACTTGACTAAAAAAACTACTCAGGAAGTTCGTACCATAGAAACTTCACTGATCAACAAAGAAGAAACATTCAAGATGCTGGCCCTGGCAGAGTCTACCCAGCTTCCTTGTTTGCTAATTGGTGCACCCGGTGTAGCCAAAACTAAAACTGTCCTGGAGTATGCCAAAGCTTGGCTTAACCGTGACGGAAAGATGACCCCTCAGGACTTTGCCAACAAAGTATATATCCTGGAAACTGATGAGGGTACTAAAGCATCAGAGATCAAAGGTATGCCTGACTTAGGTACGTTGTTTACAGAAAACAAGTATGAGCTCAATGCTCCTATTGCAGATGCTGAGATCATCATCATCAACGAGGTAGATAAGGCTAGTTCAGCTATCCGTAATGCCATGTTGGGTGTGATGAACGAGCGTTTCCTGTTTAACGGTAAGCATAAAATTCCCTGTAAGTGGAAGCTCTTCATTGCTACCTGTAACGAGATTCCTAAGGACGAACAGAATTCTCCTTTCTGGGACAGGTTTATGCTCAAGCAAACTGTGAGCCGTGTATCTGCCGGTGAGATGGTGAAATACTACACCAAGGGAGCCCGTAACTACCGGGAGAAATTCCAGATCAATGTACCTACACAGGCTGAGATTGAGCAGGTAGAGGTACCGGCTAATAAACTGGAAAAGTATCTGGAAGTCGGTTACCAGAGCAGTTCGGACCGTACACTGACCTTTGTACCCAAGCTTACCAAAGCTGTGTCTTACATATGGGATATCAGCGTAGACAAAGCCCTTGTCAAAACTGCCCAGATCATGATCTCTCAAACAGCCGGTTCTGAACTGCAGAACAAACTGATGAGCCCAGAAATCAAGGCTGTAATGTCTAAGGTAGAAATGCTGCAGAGCTACACTACCAACGAACAGCTTGAGCTGGCCATTGCAGAGATTGAGAGTTTGATCAACACCTATACTTCCCGTGGCATCATGGATGTAACACAAGTGGAAGAGATTGAGCTGTCCATGCAATATGTCCTGGCTAATCACCCGGCCAGAAAAACTGTCAATGATGCAGAAGCATTTGAGAAAATGGGTGCTGCTGTAGACAGTCCGTTCTAAAGTTTATGTTTAATCCAGAGTACGGGGTAACACCCGTACTCTTTTTATTATCCCTATGATAACACTAGGAAGAAACCAAGAAAAGGTCCTTGATGCTCTATTGTCTGTAGAAAATACAAACCTGGATGCTTTAGTTGAACTAACCGGCATCAAAAAAGACAAGGTCCGAAACATTGTGACTGAGTTTTCTCAGGCAGGGCTGGTCAGGATAACCCCGGATAAAACCATTTCTTATGTAAAAGAAAGGTTTAAAGCTTCTAAGAATCCAGAAACTGACTATTGGGAACCTTATAAACCCAAACTTAAAAACCTATCTAGACTGGTATGACCAAGTACAAAAATGTCTATACGATATTAGAAAAAGTAAAGAAGGGTCAGATTGACTCTCACTACAAGGATCAGCAGGGCTTGTTTGGGAAACTTAACTTTTACAAAAAGCCTGACCTAATCAAGCCTTATATCCACTACATAGACCAGGATAGAATTGATGAGATTGTAGACAGGTATATCTGTAATGACCAGAATGTCCAATCAGAGTTTAGTCATTTTATAAAAACCACCTCGTTTAAAAGCCTGGATGATACTAAAAAACCTGATCTGAAAGCTTTTGGAACTAAACTCAGAGAAAACTACAGGAACATGCCTGAACATCTGAAATATGACGTGTTCAAGCTATTCTATAACAAGATGGATAAACTGGAGTTTGAGGAACGTACAGACAACAACAAGGTCAGGTACAAGTTCCTGGAGCATGCCAATAATCCTGTAGCCAAGATCATGACTGAAGGATCTAATCTTAAGTCTGCCATCTTTGCTCGCAACATGATGATGTACTATCTTATGCGGCTGACTGAGATGGATTATGTAGATCCCAATACATCAGAAGACATCAAGGAAGGCCTGAATGGATCCAATGAGTTTGATGATCAGGATGAGAACCTGAGCAAGATGTTTGATGACAAAAGGGGTAAATCCATGATGGAACGCCTTATGCAGGATGCCCAGGATACCTGTAAACAGTTGGACGATGCTCTTGACCAGGAAGTCCAGGAACAACTTTTTGATGAAGCTGACAGAAAAGATTCTAGTGGGGAAAGCATGGCATCTAAACTGGATACTGACTTTATCAAAAAAGTAACGGCAGATATCAGCAAGATGAGACTTAACATGGGTTCTTTGAAAGAAAAAATCAAGAAACTGCTTGACAAAAGTGTTTCTTATTTCTCTTCCAAGAAGACTACTACGGAAGAAGATCTGTTTAATTCAGACAACATTGCCGGACTGGAGGATTTTGTTCTTTTACATCCCAAGCTCAGGAAGATCTTTGCTGAGGATCTTACGGTAAAAGACACAAAGTCTATTGGTAAGATAGACATCTATATTGATGTTTCAGGATCTATGAACGAATACTGTGGTGTTAGAGACCTGGAAGGTAGAGAGCTGACCAAAATACAATTTGCCAAGTCTATCACGGCTAAGATGAAAGAATTGGATCTTCTTAATGAAGTCTATCTGTTTGACACCAAGGTAAAGAAGTATAAATCTGACATCATCAGCATCTCTATGATTGGTGGAAATGGTGGTACTAGTCTAAATAACGTACTGTTATCCATAAACAGTAAACCTGCCAATGCCATTGTACTGACAGATGCTGAGGATCACTGTAATATTTACTCCGAAAAAGCATTCTTCATTGGAGTAAAAGGATCCAGGTTTAATCATTTTACCAAAGAGGTAGTAAAAAACTACTCTGAAAACGGGCAAATAGTTGTGTTTGACGGAGAAAAAATCTACAAAGTAGATACTGCAGGTAATACAGTTAAGTAACTGATTGGTTACTATATTACTGTTCAATAAAAAAGTCAGGGTAGTATCACCCTGACTTTTTGTACTTTAATGCACCTTAAAATCTAACACTTAATAAGTCATGAGCACGAAAAAACAGGTTAAGAAAACAGTAACCGTTCCTCAGAAAAAAAATCAGCCCGTACCAGATGACAAAGTTTTAAGAGAAAAGACCTACAAGTATGCTGTAGAAAAAGGAGTTATGATCACTACCATGAGACAAACTTTTTCTCAGATGCAGTTTCCTTTTGCTTTAATGAATGTGGGAGACAGTTTTTTAATTCCGGTTAAAGACCCAGGCTCGAAGAACCCTAACACACTGCATTATGCAGCTAAGATGTATGCAAGGTATAAGCCTGGTTTCAGTATTACAACCCGATTACAGCTTGACGGTTGCAGAAGAGTCTGGAGGATAAAGTAATTATCTTCCCTGCCCCTGGTATGCCTTAACCTGTTTGTCTTTTGGACCACGGGTTTTGGCATGCTTGCCGGGCCTACGCTTGCCAAAAGAAATCTTTCCGACATGCTGGCCTCCTATGCTTGATTTTGTTTTCTTTGCCATTCTATTTACTCTCTGTACGTTCTAGTTTTTTTATCCTTACCTCATGATTATTAAGGCGGCTGTTTATAATTTTCTCATCACCGAGTATGATACTATCCTTTTCTTTCAGCAGTTTTTGCTCTTCTAAAAGCAAAGAATCATAGTATACATTCTTGATAAGCACTTTTGTTTCTTCTGTCCGGATATAGTAATCAAACAAGAACAGCGTAAATACCATCAGGCATATCACAGATACGGCAATCAGTATAATTTCTTTTGTTCTCATAGTATTAGTTGTTAACTGTCTCCGGTAATCTTTTTAATAGAACCTGCCATAGATCCAAATATGACAGATACAAATGAGATGAGCAGTTCCCGGTTACTTTGGGGCATTTCTGTACTCATCAGCATGAAGAAAATGGCTATGGCAAAACCTATGATCACCAGGGATCCTACAAAAGGGACCACCTTACTGGACATATCCTGTTTTACAGGGGATTTCTTTTTAGGTGCTGGCATATCAAGCGGTCTTTAACAGGTTGTAGTATTCATTAAAATGCTTCTGTCTGTCAGCAAGACCTATGGTACCACCGTTTACTCTTTTAGTAATAGCAGTAACATCTCCAGGAAGAGCACCTTTGTCTGCCAAAGCATTCAGGTTGTTCTTACCCCAGAACCAGCCTGCAGAAAGCAGTGGATACTTTGTAGCCACCAGGTCAGGATCTTTTAAAATATCTTCTGGTACAGCGGTATCAAATGCAGTATAGTTTACCTTACCGGTCAGCTGGATATAACCCCTGCCACGGAATTTAAAACCGTCACCGGAAGCTTCATCCCCGTTACCCATACGATTAGCATATACTTTATTGGCAATCTTTTCAGGGTTACGGGCATAAGCCTGAGCACTGACATTATCCGGAAAGTATTTAGGAAAGATCTTATTGAGTCCTTCAGCTGAATAGTTCAGGTTTTCCTTTACAGCCTTAAAGCCACCAGACTCATGTCCACACTGGGCCAGGAAATGGGCCAGTCTGAGTGGAGTATTGATCTGGTATTTCTCCATTACACTTGGGATTTGGGCAATAACAGTATCAGGGACATGTCCCTTCAGTAGTTCTAGTTTCATAGGTCAGTATGGTTAGTTAGAAAATCTTCCAGTAAGCCTGGACACCGTAGGTGATCTCTCCATTCCCTGGGTCCAGAATAGCAAACCCTCCGTACATACGGTTTTTACGGTCCTTATATAGCAATCCCAGATTGATCTGTGGATGCATGACCATAACAGTGGTTCCCAGACCTCCAAAGAGCATTCTTTTGGGAGGATTGGTCTTGGTAATCGTCAAGGTTTCCTTGACTGTAGGCAGAGAATAACTGATGTCAAACCCCCTACCCAGGATCAGGTTTTTTTGCAGAGTATCTTTGATGATGATCAAGCCCTTAATTTCAGGGATCTGCAGGCTGTCCTGGTATAAATTCTTATTAGTGTATAAGGAAGCTAAAGCAAGGTATTGTGCCTTAAGACTGTCATAATCTGCATGAGGCTGGTAGTTGTTTAACTCTACCGTGTCATGTATGACCTGTTTAACTTTAACTTTCTTGACAATGATGCTGTCTTTCTTTTGCCAGATGGTATCCACCACCCTGACAGTATCTATCTGAGGCCTGCTAAATAATCCACTATCACATGACCGTACACCGGCAAACCCTATGAGTATGATCAGAAGGGCTACAACAAGTTTGGTCAGCAGTTTCATGTCATTATGCTGCAGGCTCATCCTTGGACTTTTTGCTGAACTTATCAATAGAGTCAGCACCCATGCCCAAACAGGTAATGATCATAACAGCTTCTACCAAGCCGTCTGACGGCTTGATATCTCCATGAGAAAAGCTGTTTACCATCATGGTAATACACAAAAACAAACTGCCCATAGCGGCAACTACAGGCTTTATAGAGGTGGATCCACGCTCATCTTTAAAAAGCTCAATGACCCAGGATTTAAAGTTCATGATGACTAAGGTTAATGGTTAGATGAAACAGTAGTTCTGAATTTTTTCTGATAGTAATCTTCAGGACGTACAAATACTAAATACTTACTTACAGGATCGGCAGGTTCTTCATTATTACTCACCGGCTTATTACGGTGGTATTCAAAAACCTCCCTTTCAAGGTTATCTATACGGGTCTTGTCAATGTTTGTCTGGGCTATTAAAGCTTTGACATCCATTTTAATCTCCCGTATATCATACCACAGCATTGTGGCCAGAACGGTAATTAGAGCCGGGAACATCCAGGCTTTTATCTTCTCCACTCCTGCAGACATAGCAGTAAGATTTTAAGCTAGCTTAAACTCATACACTGATCCAGCTGGCTTTTTCAAGCTGATGATCAGGCTATTAGGAATAATCTTCCCGCTCTTATCCTTACGGACAAAATACCTCAGCTTCTCAGGATGAACCTTACTGGAGACAACGTCTTCAGCCGGGATCTCAATGGATGTTGCAGGTACCTTATCAGCACTCATCATAGTACCCGGAATCGGGTAACCAAGAGCGTCTTTCTGGGCGTAAAATTTGGCCATGGTGTTTAAAGTAAGTTGATAAACCTTTGATATGTAGACCTTCTACATAGTCTACAATATAATATAGGTTATTTTGTAGACTTTATATACATTTACACTCTAAACTTTATAGATTTATGACTAGACAAGCTTCAATGAGCTTGGAGGCCCTGGAGGATATGGTTACCCCATTTCTGCCCATGATCTTCAACAAACCTGCCCGACTAAACAGCCGTGACAGGAACCGGTCCCTGGTGGAAATCCGCATTATTTACGTACACCTGGCTAACCAAATGAACCATTATCTGCCGGAAGTAGCCCAGTATCTTAAGAAAGACAGAACGGTAATGTTATACTACATAAAACAGTTTCGTAACCTCATAGAAACTGACCCCTTATTCAGAAAAAAGTATCAAGAAATAACTGACCATATCCAAACCTATTACCCTTATGAGCCATCAATTGTGGAGCACCTTGATCAAACACGGCATTACGCCCAACCAGGTCTATTTCCTGGACTGTTGCCGGTATAAGATCCGGGTCGGCAGCCTGGTCAACGAGCAGGCTGAGGCTAACATAGCCAAGGCTAAAGGATACCTTACAGATGAGGGTGTTTTAACCCCTAAAGCCCTGGAAATACTGGATGAATTTGAGACTTACCTGGTCAAGACCAAGAAAAAAGTAGCCACCAGTGTACTGGGAGAAGGTTTCATGGACAGGATCAAAGAATACCTGAGTATTTTCCCGGCCCAGAAGCTCCCTTCAGGTCAGCTGGCCAGGCAATCTCCCCAGGAACTCAAGGACAAGTTCATCTGGTTTTTCAAGACTTATCCTGAATATGACTGGAACATGGTCCTGGATGCCACAGATGTATACGTGTATGAAAAGAAGAAAGAAAATTACATGTACATGGCTACTTCCAGTTACTTTATCAAGAAGGCTGACGTGGGTAATAAAACCTTTCGTTCTGCCCTGGCTGATTACTGTCAGATCCTGATAGACAACCCGGATTTTCTCAACAACATCAGATAATCAAACTACTCAATGACAGACTTTCACAAAGCTGTCCAGAAGATTGGACTGGCTGTACTTTTTACGTTGCTGAACTATTTCATAATCAGCAATTTTATTATAGAACTCAGCTTTGTAAGATATTTTATTGTAGAGCTTGTATTGGTTTTTTCCTACAAGTTCTATAGTTTTACTCTTTCAAGCCTCAACCTACAAGACAACAATGAACAATGACGTAATGCAAAATGTCAGGGAAATCTTTGACTCCCTGCCTGTGGCTTTCCCTGAGAGGGATGAGTCAAAAAGCATGAGGATCATTAACTACGAGATCCTTAGTGGTATTATTCAAAAGATCTATAACGCTGACCTCTATCAGCAGGGATATGAAAAAGGTTTTGATGATGCTGCAGAAGTATCATCAAAGGTCATATCTGAAATCTTTAATAAAAGTGTAACGTCTCATGCAGAAGAAGCCAATGCAGAAAAAGCATAACAGGCGTAGCATTGTCCAGGTACTAGAGAAAGCCCAGCGGTATGTAGAATACCGTAGGTCGGGAGTAATTAAATCCCTACTAACACCCTGGACAGGCTTAAATAAACGGGGTATTAACGGTCTGGAATGGGGTAGCATACTGACTATAGGGGCCCGGCCCGGTGCAGGTAAGACCATGATGGTCAGCCAGCTGGTACGGGAAGCCCGTAGTCTTAACCCAGGACAAGAATTTAATATCCTGGAACTACAGTTTGAAATGGGTGATGAACAGTACGGCACCCGGCAGTTTGTGGGCAGAACAGGAACTTCTTATGAGAAGATCCTCTCTGCATACAAGCCGGTTGATGATCTCACAGTAAAAAGCATTACGGACTATATCCAAGAAAAGAAAAACCTGGAAAAAGCTGGCTTTATACATGAGGTCATTACTGAACATCTGACCCATACAGAAATGGAAACAGCTATCATGGAAGCTTACGTGGAGTATGGCTCCAAGCCCATGATTGTAACCATTGACCACTCCTGGCTGATCAAAAAACGGATAGAGGAAAAGGAGAAGATTGCTACTATCTATAACACTACTGAGATGCTCATGAAGCTGAAGAACCGTATTCCGGTTATCATTATCATGATCACCCAGCTAAACCGTAATATAGATGAAGCCAGCCGTAGAATACCATCCTCTATTGCCAATTATCCTACCAGTTCAGACATCTTTGGTGGTGATGCCCTGATGCAGGGTTCAGACATGGTAATAGTCATCAACCGTCCTTCTAAGTCAGACATCAAGTCTTACGGTCCCTATGCCTATGACTGTAAAGATGAGGATGTATTCATGCATCTGTTAAAAGTCCGTAATGGTAAGGATGATGATAACCTCATGTTTCTGCGTATGGATGGAGAGCGTCAGCGTCTGGTAGAAGTACCGGAACCGTTGGCTCACCGTCCAGAAGGAGCATTTGTCAGGCGTAGTGAACGTAGCAGTAGTACAGGCAGACTTGTATCAGCAGAAATTGGAAAAGAACTTTAACTAACAATTATTTTATGAATACAACTTACAGAACAACAGACCTCACAAAAGAAGAAAAACAAAAGAAGGTAGAAGGTTTCAGACAGTACCATGCTGAGCTCATCCGTGACCTAGAAATTATTCCCAGTGACTTTAATGTCAAGATGCCGTTTTATGACCGGCACGGACGTAACGTGGTAGGTATTTTTGCCTCTGAGTTTAAAAGACCTAAAGGGTTTTACTTTGAACTCATTGACAGAGAACTGGAGCCCATTGATAAAGAAAGGACCATCTACAGGCTTCCCTATAATGAGTCTTTTGACCAGGAGTATGAGATGAACTCCAAAGGATCCTACCTGGTACCGCTGGAAGAACTGCGTACCGTTAACATGACATCCCTGGCTGTCTCCGGTCCGGATGCCATACTTACAGAAAAGATCAGTACCAAGCCTATCTCTACCTACAAGGCTCCTGCTCCTATTGAAGATGCTCCCTATGCAGAAATGACCATCCGGGATTACGTAGCTATCCATACCGGCAGACCGGTAAGCAAGAGAGCTTGGCTGAACGAACTCATTACAAAAACTAAATAAATCTAAAATAACTTATGGCACAAGGTGTATTAATCATTGCTGATCCAGGATCCGGAAAGTCAACCAGTATAGAAAATCTGGACCCAAAAGAAACGTTTATTATCAACGTGGCTAACAAGCCTCTGCCATTCAAAGGCTGGCGTAAAAAGTATGTGACCTGGTCTAAAGACAATCCAACAGGAAACTTGTACAATGGTTCTACGGCTGCTAATATTGAAGCTTGTATGGCCTACATTAATGCCAAACGTCCTGAGATCAAGAACATCGTTATAGATGACTTTCAGTACATGAGCTCATTTGAGTTCTTTGAGCGTGTAGACGAGAAAGGCTACGAGAAGTTTACCCAAATCGGTGCCAACCTGGCCCGTATAGCCCGCATGCCTAAAGACCTGAGAGATGATCTTACAATCTTCTTCCTGACTCATGCAGAAGAAACAACAGATGCAGACGGTAAACGCAAGACAAAAGCCAAGACCATCGGTAAGATGGTAGATGAAAAGCTTTCTCTTGAAGGTCTGTTTAGCATTGTACTGTTTGGCAAAGTAAAGAAAGAACCCAAAGACGGAACCTTACGCTATGTATTTGAAACCCAAAATAACGGTGAGAATACCTGTAAGTCTCCCAAGGGTATGTTTAGCTCCTTTGAAATAGCCAATGACCTTAAAGCAGTGAGTAAGGCTATCCAGGCTTATGACTATTAATCTAATTTTTTTCTAACAATTTAATTTCTATCAAACATGTTTAACACAAAAGGACAAGAAGTAAAAACCGAAGGTGGAGTAATGAAAAGCCTGCAGCCAGGTGTAGTGTATGCCCATATCTACAGTGGCAGTGTGCGTACATCAAGTAAAGGGGACAAAAAAGTCCTGGAGCTGATCCTGGAAACTCCTGCTCTGACCAACTTTGAAGGCTGGCCAGTAGACCGTAATGATCCGGAAGGTCCCAAGTTCCGTGGTCAAAGTGCACGTGTATCTGCAACGATCTGGACAGACCAGTTCAATGAGAACAGTGTAACCAAGAATGAAATCATTGGTAAGCTGACTGTGATTGCTGACCAGATGGGCAAGCGTAAAGAGCTGGATGGTATCTCTGCCAACAGCATTGAGGAGTGGGCTGAGAAAGTCATTAACCTTCTGAAAGGTAATAATGCTTACTTCTTCCTGAAGGGAACTGAAGAGGAGTACAATGGTAAGACTATCATTAAGCTGTCCCTGCCTAAGTACAAGTTCTGCTCTGCAGATGAAAACAAGCTGGACAAGTTTGACAAGTCTAATGTATACCACTATAAGCCTTTGCAGTCCAAGCCGGTCTCCAGCTTTGAGCCTGCCAATGACTTTGAGATGTAATAGTTTGTTTGTTGTTTACCAAGAAAGCACAGGGGAAGGGAAACCTTCCCCGTGTTTTTCTCTACTAACTTCTACTTTATGAAAGCACCTGAAATAATATTTCTTGTATTTTTTGTTATACTGGTCGGTCTAAACATCTTGTTTCATATACTGACTGACAAGGATAAAAATTGAGAATTTATGTTTGCAACCAAGAACCTGGTATCTCATATCAACCAAGTCCCGGTACCCTGGATCTTTGAACACTTCTGCAGGTTGCAAGAAAAACTAAACGGCCAGGATATAAAAATCAAAAGCCTGTTTAACTCTAAGGAACGCACACCCAGTATGTGCATCTACTTTAACCCGCAGAAACAACAGTACCGGTTTAAAGATTTTTCCTCTGGCAAAGGAGGAACAGCCGTGGACCTGATTAAAGAAATTGCCAATGTAAGCTTTTATGGAGCCTGTGACCTGATCATTGAGAAATACAATGATTACATACTACATAACAACGGTGGGTATGATATCAAAGAATTCAAGCAGGCCAGTAAATATAAAGTAGTCAGCTACGAAACACGCACCTGGACAGAGAAAGACCAGTATTACTGGCTGCAGTTTAACATAGGTTCCAGAATGCTGGAAGAACACTGTGTTAAACCACTGGTAAGATACACCATGGTTAAAGATGATAAAGAACTAAACATCTACGGTCATTATCTGTATGGATACTTCACTAAGTCCGGACAGCTGTACAAGATCTACCAGCCTAAAACACTGGAAAAGAAGTTCATTAAAGTATCTGATTATGTTCAAGGTTCCGAGCAGCTTAAAGGTAGTCCTACCCTACTGATTACCAGCAGCCTAAAAGACTTAATGAGTATAAAGAGTCTTAAAATAAACATGGATATAATAGCCCCGGACTCCGAGAATAGCATGATCCGTAAAGATCTGATGATTAACTATTTACAGTCTTATGAAAGGATCCTGGTCATGTTTGACAATGATGAGGCTGGTACTAAAGCCATGGAGCGTTATCATGAACAGTATCCGATGATTAGCCCAGTCTACTTAACTGACATGAGCAAGGATCCTTCTGATTCTATTAAAGACTTTGGAGCTAAAGCTGTAAGAGAAAAGTTATTCTCTCTACTACACATAAACTTGTAGATGTCTATATTTGTAGAACTCCGTTCCTTACCCTATGAACTACTGGATCTACAAATCTAAAGAGATCACCAAGCTGGAAAGTCTGCCTAATGCAGATGAACTATACGGCTTTGTCTACCTGATCACCAATCAGGCTAACGGTAAATTCTACATTGGTAAGAAGGTATTTAAATTCTCCCGTAAAAAGAAGATTTCCAAATCAGTCAAGAAAGTAACCAAAACCCGCAAGATTTACGAGCGTGTAGTTAAAGATTCTGACTGGCTTGACTACTATGGTTCTTCCAAAGAACTGACTGAAGATATTAAAATCTTTGGTAAACACAGTTTCAAACGGGAGATCATAGAACTCTGCCATACTAAGAAGCAACTCAGTTATGCTGAGCTGAAATGGCAGATCAAAGAAGATGTACTTACCCGTTACACTTATAACGGAAACATACTTGGAAGATTTTACCCTAAAGACCTAATGCCTTATGACAAAAAAAGAACTGCGTGAAAAGCTGATTACTGAAGTGATAGAACAGATCAAGATGGATCTGGCTGATGGTATTGAAAACACCATAGAAGAATTACTTAACTCCTGCCCCAACAAGAACCTTATAGAATATTTACCAGAAGACAGTTGGGAGCTATTTAAAGAACTACACCATGACTGAACTACACAACACCCTTATGGGACGCAGGCTTATTGAGCATGACATTCCCGAAATACATACACAGCTAAAACGTATAGCTGATGCATTGGAATCAAAAAACAAACCTGAGACTGAATACATTGAGTTCATTGAAACTCTTGAAGCACTGACTACAGATACACAAACAGCTAAAAGAATACGGAAATTCTTAACTGATAAAAACATATGGAAACCCCTAGCCAAACTGTAACCCTGTATTATTTTAGGGCCAACTGGTGTCACACCTGCGGAAGTTTTGATCCTACGTATAATAAGGCAGTCTCTTACGGAAATATTCCTTTACAAACCCAGGTAGTAGACATTGATCAGGATAAAGAGCTTGTCTCTAAATTCCAGGTTACTAGTGTACCTACCATCTTAGTGGTGAAGAATGACACGGTTGTAGAACGTATTGTCGGTGAAATGTCTACTAAAAGACTAAATCTACTTATTGGTAAGTATCAATGACTGTAAAAGAGCTTATACAGAAATACCCCCGAATCTTTCCACCACTGGAAGACGGTAAAGTAAATAAGAAGTACATAATGGTACCCGAAGGCTGGGTCCGTGTACTGGACCATTTGTTTTCCTGCATACAGCAGCATGTAGACACATACAAACAATATGACCATGAAGGCCGTAAGCATACCTGTCCCCAGGTAGTGGCTACAGACCTTGGTGAACTGTTTGGAGTAATCAAGTTCAGCTATGAAGGCGGAGATGCTCATGTAGCCGGTATGCTCAGGATGGCTCAAACCGTATGTGAAAACATATGCTGTGTCTGCAGTTCTCCTAATGACCTGGGTCTGGTGATAGAAAACCTCATCATGTGCTGTAAAGACTGTTATGATAATGACCGGGTCCCGGGAAGTAACTGGAGAAGTGTACAAGATATAAATAACCTTATCAACAATGAGCCAGACACAATCACAAATGGTCTTGAACAGAGTTAAATGCCTGGAGTGTGGGGAGATCCTCACCTCCTATCACCGGCATGACTATAAAACATGCAGCTGTACCAACGTCACCATGATAGACGGAGGACTGGATTACCAACGCTATGGTGGAATGGATCTGCTGAAAGTAGATCATTCTCCCACAGTATATCTGTCTAATGACCATGACCAGATGCGGATCAGTTTCCACTGGGGTACCTACGGTAAGAACGGAGATCAGCCACGCAGGTGGATTACTCCTGCTGAGATGTCTAATGACCATATAGAAAACATTCTAAAAGATCTGGGACACAGAATAGAACCGTGGATCAAGAATATCCTGGTAAATGAACAGAAGTATCGTGAAGAAAAAAATATCCTCATTGAGGACTAAAACAGAGACATATGGAGCTAAATGCTATTATTGAAGAGACTATGCAAAACCAGGAGAAGGACTTCTATAATAAGAAGTTTTATTTCTCCTATTCCAGTTTAAACAAACTGCTCTGGAACCCCCAGACGTTTTATCAAATATACGTCATGGGTATGCGGGAAGAAAAACTGGATGCTCACCTGGTACAAGGTAAAGTAATCCATTGTTTGCTGCTTGAAGAAAAGAAGTTTGATGAACAGTTTATCATCAGTCCTGCTAACCTGCCTACAGGTAATCTTCGTACTGTTATTGATCGGGTATTCTATCATCACCAGGAACTAGCCAACAGCGGAGATCCCAGGGAAAAGCTGGATGAGTTTCAGGATGCTGTCCTGGATGTCATGCGTGACATGAACTACTTCCAGAACCTAAAGACAGACCAGCAAAGACTGGATAAGATCCTGACTCCGGATGCTTTTAACTACTGGGGGTTCCTGAAGACCAAGGGTAACAAGACTTTGATTGACCAGGAAACCCTGGACTTTTGTAAGACTGCTGTAGAGATCGTGAAGACATACAAGTCTGTATGTGACCTGATCGGTTGCAACGTTACAGAGTTTGACAACAAAGAAGTCTTTAACGAAAAGCCCTTACAGGTGGATCTACCAGGCAAACAGTTTGGTCTGAAAGGTATCGTGGACAACATAGTCTTAGATCATGATAACAAGTTTATCCTGATCAATGATATAAAGACCAGCAGTAAGGACCTGAAAGATTTCTCTGAGAGTATAGAATACTACTCTTACTGGATGCAGGCTGTGATCTACTGCAGCATGGTGGGCATGAACCATGCAGACCTGCTAGAGAAAGGTTACCAAATGAAGTTCCACTTTGTGGTCATTGATAGAAACTACCAGTGTTATCCCTTCTTTGTATCAGAGAACACGATGACCAACTGGCTGGAAAAACTAAAAAACGTTATAGAAATAGCAGACTGGCATTATACTAACAGAGATTATACTTTGCCCTATGATTTTGCCAAGGGTAAAGTGATCTTATAAACATTGTCCTGATGATAGAAAACCTCTATACTAAGTACTTTCAAAAGTCCCGGTCCTTTCTGTACCCTGTACTGGGTATTAAGAAATCCGGGAAGTTTACACCTATCAACACATTTGTGGCTATAGAGGGACTCATTGAGAGTACAGACTGTAAACTGGTCTGTACTTTCAAGAGTACTTCATCCCGGGATTTTGAGATGTTCGTTACAGACTCCCTGCTGTCTAATCCATTATACCAGCAGAACTTTACTGTAGAGGATAAAGAATTCTACATTTTTGACTTCATAAACTTTGATGATGACTGGGATTATTTCCTGAAAGGAAAGTATTCCAAGCTCAGTAATGTCATGAAGAAAGCCATCAAAGGGTACTATGGAGAACACTCCGCAGAGTATGATTATATAGACTCATACCTGTATCCGGAGAAGTACTTCTCCTTGTACGCCAAGCTTTTAGATGTAGATATCAGGACTCTTAAAGAAACCGGGGAACTGTGTGACCCCTATGACCCTAAAAAAGAAGTTATAAAAATTCCTGTAGAATATTTGGAGAATTTAAAATCTAAATTAATTTTGTAGAACTTAATCCAATCTTATAGACCTTATGAACAAAACCATGATGTTAGTCACCGGTAGCTGGGAAAACCGTAAGACCTTTAAAATGATCCCCGCCACCCTGGATTGCCCGTACAATGAGGCCATCTTTGACCTGGACTCCCGAGTGCTTGCTGTAATCAGCAAAGAAAAGAAGGAAAGCTTCCACATGCTTCCCAAGTTGTCAGATGTTGGAGAACTGGTGATGATTAAAAGTGGTAAGCGTAGCAACGGTAAGAACTATGCAGAAGAACGCAAAGTGATTGAGACCTACTACGAGTACTACGTAGAGCAGCCTGAAGAGATCAAGTCATTTATAAACCTAACGGCTCTTAATGCAGATTCCTTTGATTTTAATCAGTACCTGGAAAATGCATATAAGACTCCTGTGGAAACCGCAGATACGGTTACGGCCACTGTCTGATCCTAATCAGTACCCAAACAAAAGAAGCAGAGTCAAATCTGCTTTTTTTATCTACAAACTAAAAAGGGGGAACAGCTAAACTGAACAAATGTTATGGAAAGAAAGCCCATACACTGGGTAATGGACTATGAAACACTCTGCAACTGCTTTGTGGGAGTGTTCCAACATTATCTGGATGAAACAGAACGTAGAGTATTTGCAATTTGCGAATTGCAAACTGACTTTAAAGAACTGGTAGAATTTCTCAATACTTGTGTAAAATCTAACCAGTGGCATATATCCTATAACGGGCTGAACTTTGATGCCCAGATCTCCCAGTATATTTTACTCAACCAGAAAAGACTGCTGAAGCTCTCTGGTCCTGAGATAGCAGCTGAGCTCTACAAGTTTGCCCAGGATACTATATCCAGGACAAGCAACCAGGGCTTTGCAGAGTATCCTCCGCATAAGCTAAAGATCCGGCAGATAGATCTGTTCAGGCTAAACCACTGGGATAATACGGCCAAAAGAAGCTCCCTTAAATGGATCCAGTATTCCATGGACTGGAGTAATGTAGAGGAAATGCCGCACCATCATACTAAACCCGTGACAACCAGTCACGAGTTAGAGATGATCACTAAGTACTGTGTGAATGATGTACTGAGTACTAAAGAAATACTCAAGCACTCCAAAGAACAGATAGCCCTCAGGCAGTCTCTAACTAAAGAATACAACATAGACCTGTATTCTGCATCAGAGCCTAAGATATCTAAGGAGCTGTTCCTGCATTTCCTGCACCAGCGTTTGGGCTGGGATAAAGCCCACATCAAACAGCTGCGTACACCCAGGCAGTATATTATCCTGGCTGAATGTATCCTGCCCTACATCCAGTTCAAGACTCCGGAGTTCCAGAAAGTACTGGACTACTTCAGGACCAAGGTCATCACCTCTACCAAAGACGGGTTCAAGTATACCGTTAACTACCGTGGAGTAAAAACAGACTACGGACTGGGCGGTATCCACGGTGCTACAGATCCAGGTGTGTATGAGGCTAAACAGGGCTGGACAATAATGACGTCTGACGTTACTAGTTTCTATCCAAACTTAGCTATTAAAAACGGATTTAGTCCGGAGCATTTACCTAAAGAAGAGTTTTGTCCTCTGTATGAATGGATCTTTGAAGAACGTAAAAAGATCCCAAAGTCAGATCCCAAAAACTATGTGTACAAGATCATCCTGAACTCTACCTATGGCTTGACGGCTGATGAAAATAGTTTTCTGTATGATCCCAAAATGACCATGCAGATCACTATTAACGGTCAGCTGAGTCTGAGTATGCTGTACGAGATGTTGTGCCTAGAGATCCCAGAAGCCATCCCGCTCATGCAGAACACGGACGGCCTGGAGATGATGATCCCCGAGCACCGGGTAGAGAAGTATAAAGAGATCTGTGCTGAGTGGGAAAAGATCACCCAGTTACAGCTTGAACACGACCAGTACAAAAAGATGATCATAGCAGATGTAAACAATTACATAGCTGTGTACCATAACGGTAAGACTAAATGTAAAGGCCGGTTTGAATGGGAGGATCTAGCTAAGAAGAAAGTATCGGTGTTCCACAAGAACAAGAGCTTTCTAGTCATACCTAAGGCTATCTA